CGCGAGAAGAGTTAAAATCGTTTGTTTCTAAACTAAGAATGAACGGAGTTAAAATATGAAGCGTTTCACAACTGTCGAAAAAGAATGGTTAGGGTACAAGCGCAAACTAGCATACAACAATATGAAGGTGTCGTTATCAAAAGCACCGTGGGAACAAGGAGAACAACATGGAGATGAATATGTCGAAGAAAGAAGAGAAGGTATGGAAGTATCTTCTGGAGAACAGACAAGCCGAAAACGCCGAGGTAGCAAGCGCGTGTGACGTTGATATACACTTTGTAAAAAACCTTATATCACGGATCAGTTCAGAAAACTGGAGAGAAGAAGTGCCCATAATACCAACGTGGGATCGTGCAAAAGTATTAGACACAGCTAAAGGTTACGTCACGAAAGATCGTGCAGCAGACCACGGCGACATGGAAGATAACTTTCAGCGTATCGCCGTATACTGGAACGCACATCTTGGATTGATTGATTTCATAAAGACAGAAGATGTTGCAGCGATGATGGCGTTACTCAAGATCGCTCGCATACATTCTAACCCCACACACATGGACAACTGGATAGACGCCTGTGGGTACATGGCTTGTGGCGGTGAGGTGGTGAGCAAGCCATGAAAGACGATTATTTAGTTGAACTTGTCACTTCTTTTATAACCCAACAGCGGTTTACATTAGAAGAATGGAAAGACATAGAATTTGAAACTCGCTTAGACGTCAACCACGCACTGGAAGACTTAAAACATGCAGACATGTATTTTGTTGGGCCAGAGTTTAACGAGTTGCTACATGACTACCACGATCAAAACACAGCAGGTGGGCGAATTGATCTTGACGAAGAAGAGTACCCGAACATCGGGGACTACAGCGTAGTTTTGTATGAGGACGTGCGTTTTGATGCTGAGACACGCCCACCATCTAAATTAAGTTTTATCGTTGTTGACCAACTTCACCGACACATCTCTGATCATATAGAAGATAAAAAACGGTTAAAGTTTTATGAGGAGAAAGGTATTAGTAAGCTACGACGTGGGTATCTGTGTCGTCAATCAGAGAGTGGCGAAGTAGACGTGCGAGTTATCGGTGACTACAGCAACCCTCGATTAGTTGGCAGTTATACGCCTAAAGGAAAGATAGACTTTGCCCCTGACTTGTCAGACCAAGAGAGGGAAGCAATCGGTGAAGACCTAGTTTATGTTGGCGGTGCGTTTTCTTTGATTAACCAACCGAGGTTTGTGATACAGGAAGCCGCAGGTACGCGGCAACAGCGCAAAGTTGCGAAGCGTACACAAGATATAGCATTGGAAGCATGGCACAGGATACGTTGGAACATCGACGATAGTGTCACCCTCAAAAACGGTGAGGTTCGTAGCTTCCACATGCCATATCACTACACTCGTGGACACTATCGCAAAGCACAACCACACTGGGATAATGTAGAGTGGGTCTATGATGGGTGGCATAAGTGGATTGAAAGCTATTGGTCTGGGCATCCTGCGTATGGGATAAAACGTGGGTATCATGCCCCAACAAGAAGAGCATCATAATAGGACAGTGTTATGGACGTTTATACTTTAGACTTTGAAACATACTATGCTCAAGACTACTCGTTGTCGAAGATGACAACCGAAGAGTATGTTCGGGACAGGCGGTTTGAAGTAATCGGTCTAGCCATTAAGAAGAACGACAAATCTACTAAGTATCTAAGTGAGCCAGGACTAATCAAACGTTTGCTATCACACATAGACTTCTCTACGTCTGTTATTTTGTGTCATAATACTATGTTCGATGGGGCGATACTTAGTTGGCATTATGGCATCAAGCCGAAAGCGTGGTTTGATACAATGTATATGGCACGTGCTCTGCATGGCGTGGAGACAAGTGCATCTCTTAAAGCGGTAGCAGAACGCTATGGTGTTGGGGTCAAAGGCAATGAGGTTCACAACGCCAAGGGCAAACGTCGTGCCGATTTTACTGATGAAGAGACCGCACGATATGGTGAGTATTCAAAGAACGATGTCGAGCTAACTTACAAACTCTTTAAAATTATGGGGGCTAAGTTCCCCAAACAAGAACTGAAACTAATAGATCTGACCTTGCGTATGTTTATTGAACCTACGCTTGATCTGGATCTTGGACTGTTGGAGCAGCACCTTGAAGATACGAGAGATCGTAAAGACAAGTTGCTACGTGATGCAAACGTCACTGACAAAAAAGATTTAATGTCTAACCAGAAGTTTGCAGATCTACTGCGAGATCTTGACGTAGATCCTCCTAGAAAGATAAGCCCTACAACTGAAAAAGAAACGTATGCTTTTGCAAAGTCAGATGAAGATTTTAAAGCCTTACAAGAACATGATGACGACAGGGTACAGTCTCTAGTTGCCGCACGTCTGGGTAACAAAAGTACTCTAGAGGAAACTCGTACAGAGAGGTTTATAGGAATATCCAAACGTGGTCTCCTCCCTGTACCTGTTAGATACTACGCTGCGCATACAGGTAGGTGGGGTGGTGCAGATAAAATCAACCTGCAAAATCTACCTAGCCGAGGTCCAAATGCAAAGAAACTAAAGAAGGCAATCATTGCACCAGAAGGTCACGCTATTGTAGAGGCAGATAGCGCACAGATAGAAGCGCGAGTACTAGCTTGGCTTGCGGAGCAAGAAGATCTGACGAGTGCGTTTGCTAACGGAGAAGATGTTTACGTGAAGATGGCATCTCGCATCTACAGATGTGATGAAGCAGATGTGACTAAAGACCAGAGATTTGTCGGCAAGACTACAATTCTTGGTGCAGGCTATGGCATGGGTGCAGAGAAGTTTGCGGCACAGCTAAAGACGTTTGGGTTTGAAATATCTCCTGATGAAGCTCGAAGAGTTATAAGTATATACCGCCAATCTAATTTTAAGATAAGCAAGTTGTGGCGCGATGCAGGGCATATGGTTGGTCAGTTGACCAACTATCGAAAAGCTTTGTTTGGTCGCAAAGGCGTTATTAATGTTGATGCCAGTAACAAGGCTTTGATATTGCCGTCAGGTTTGCCGCTGTTCTACGAAGATCTGAGATACGAAGATAAAGAATATACCTACAAGGTTAGGCGAGGTCGAAACAGAATATACGGTGGCAAGGTTATAGAGAATGTGTGTCAGGCTATAGCTCGTTGCATTATAGGCGAGCAAATGCTAAGAATAAGTAAGAAATACAAAGTGGTGTTAACAGTACACGACTCGATTGTATGTTGTGTCCCCGATGAAGAAGTTGATGCGGCACGCCAATACGTGGAGACTTGTATGCGAGAGACACCTGACTGGGCGGCAGGACTCCCAGTGGATTGCGAAAGCGGAACAGCTAAGTCATATGGGGATTGCGAGTGACGTTCAAACTTTTAGACAGAAGTGACCTGATGAAGATTGGTGAAAAGGCTGCGCCTTGGTCGTTCAGTAGGGCCAAAGCATTTGAAACATGCCCTAAACAATTTTACTATGAGAAGGTAATAAAACAATATCCTGTCAAAGAAACAGACGCCATGCGTTATGGTACAGAGTTCCACAAAGCCTGTGAAGATTACATAGGCTCAGAAGTGCCTATTCCCAAGAAGTTTGATTTTATACAACCAACTCTCGACGCGCTTAACAGTAAACGTGGTATAAAAGTGTGCGAGAAGAAGATGGGGTTGACCGCTGACCTAGAGCCATGTGGGTTCTTTGACAAACGTGTGTGGTTTCGCGGGGTAGCTGACCTGATAGTTGTAGACCTGTTGGCAGGTATCGCATGGGTAATTGATTACAAAACAGGTAAGTCGGCTAGGTATGCTGACAAAGGGCAACTAGAATTGATGGCGTTAACTGTGTTCAAACACTACCCTGAGATCAAAACAGTAAAGGCAGGACTTTTATTTGTTGTGGCAAAAGGGCTAGTGAAAGCCGAATATAAAATTGACTCAGAACCAAATCTCTGGGAGAAATGGTTAGGGATATATGGTAAGATGGAAAAAGCATTTGCAACAGATGTATGGAATCCACGCCCTTCTGGGTTGTGTAAACGCCATTGCCCTGTGCTCGAATGTGCTCACAATGGGAGAAACTGATGCCCTATACAAAGAAGAAACGTCCATATAAAAAAGAATACGAGCAACAAAAAGAACGTGGCGAGCATTCAAACAGGATGGAACGTCAACGTGCTAGACGTAAGATGGATAAGAAAGGCGTAGACAAGAACAAAAACGGCAAAGCCGATAAACGAGAAGGCAAAGATATTGCCCACAAGAAACCACTAAGTAAAGGTGGAAAAAACAAAGACGGTGTAAAGGTACAAAGCCGCAAGAAAAATCGTGCAGCAGGGGGTGCGATGAGCAGTCCCAAAAAGAAGCGGTAGTGTTTCACTACCACGGAGAACAACATGAAGATAATTAGGGATAAGGCAATATTGCTGAAAGTCCGTAATCCTAAACAGATCACGACTGTAATCCCAAAGAGCAAGGAGTTGTCAATGAATGAAGTCGTTGTGAATTGGGGGCTTGACGAAGCCCATACTCTACGTGAGTTAAACATAAACGTGCCGTCACCTATCACCAAACGATACACGTGGCCTGGGCAGTATAAACCTTTTGACCACCAGAAGACTACATCGTCGTTTATGACTATGAACAAGAAGTCTTTTTGTTTCAACGAACAGGGGACAGGCAAAACTGCATCTGCAATATGGGCTGCTGATTATTTAATAACTCATGGGAAGGTAAACCGTGTGCTAGTAATCTGCCCCCTATCTATAATGGATTCGGCATGGCGTAATGATCTGTTCTCGTTTGCTATGCACAGAACTGTAGACGTAGCGCATGGGAACAAAGAGAAACGTAAAAAGATAATCAACGGCGGTGCAGAGTTTGTAATCATAAACTATGACGGCGTAGAAGTTGTTAGCGATGAGATAGCAAACGGTGGCTTTGACTTGTTTATTGTAGACGAAGCTACGCATTATAAAAATGCACAAACAAAACGATGGAAAACACTTAACAAGCTAGTAGGAAAAGATGACTGGTTGTGGATGATGACAGGGACACCTGCCGCGCAGTCACCTTTAGATGCCTATGGTCTAGCTAAGTTAGTAAATCCTCTGAGTGTTCCAAGGTTTTTTGGTTCTTTCAGAGACATGGTGATGTGGAGGATAACGCCTTTTAAATGGAAGCCGAAAGATACCGCACAGTCTACTGTGTATAGCTGTCTGCAACCTGCAATTCGATTTACCAAAGACGAGTGTCTCGACCTGCCAGACATGGTGTACACAAAACGCAAGGTAGAAATGACTAGGCAACAGACAAAGTACTATGAAAACCTACGTAAGAAAATGATTATGCACGTAGCAGATGAAAGTGTCACTGCTGTCAATGCTGCTATAGTACTAAACAAACTGTTACAAATATCATCTGGTGCTGTGTACACAGACGACAAGGAAACAATAGAGTTTGATATTTCCAACAGGTACAAGGTGCTGAAAGAAACCATAGACGAGAGTAGTCAAAAGGTTTTGGTGTTTGTCCCATTTAGACACGCTATAGATTTGTTAGTAGGTAAGCTTACTCGTGACGGAATAACGTGTGGCATCATACGAGGAGATGTTTCTGCGAACAAAAGAACTGAGTTGTTTGACAGGTTTCAAAACACTTCAGACCCTAAAGTTCTTATAATACAGCCCCAAGCCGCAGCACACGGAGTCACGTTGACAGCAGCGAACACTGTTGTGTGGTGGGGACCAACATCGTCGCTAGAGACATACGCACAAGCAAACGCACGTGTCCATCGTTCTGGTCAAAAGCACAAATGCACTGTTGTGCAGTTGTATGGGTCGGGAGCAGAGCAGCGGATATACCGTATGCTAGATGACCGAATCAACGTCCATACAAAAATAATAGAATTATATAAAGAAATACTTGACTAAGTAACGTTTGATAACTAAATACTAAGTTATAACATGAATGGAGACAAAAATGACTGTTCCAGTAGAGAAACTAGTGAAAGCGTACATTAAGATACGTCAAAAGCGGAGCGAGTTATCAGCTAAGTTCAAGGAAGAGGAATCTAAATTGGACTCAAAAATCGATAAGATCAAACGTGCACTCTTAGGCCATTGTAAAGAACATAACGTTGAGAGTGTCCGCACATCGGAAGGTATCTTTTTTAGAACTGTTAAACAAAGGTTTTGGACTAGCGACTGGGAGCATATGTACAAGTTTATACAAACACATAATGTCCCTGAGTTTTTTGAGAAGCGACTTAATCAAACCTCTGTAAAGCAGTTTTTACAAGACAACCCTGATCTTATACCAGAAGGGCTTAACGTAGATTCCGAATACGTTGTATCAGTGAGGAAGAAATGAGCGAAGATCAAACAAAAAAACAATACGTTGATATAAACGTAATTGCTGAATATTTTGGTATATCAAAACAAACAATCAGTAAGTGGGTTCAGGCAGGTAATATACCTGACAGCACCTATATAAAAGTTGGCGATACTTACCGCTACAATCTTGAAGCGATAGAAAAAGCCTTGGTAAAGCGTACCCAAAGCGAAGATACGGAGGTCACTTAGTGTCTAGTACAGCGTTTGCTGACAGCGCGGTAAACCAAATTAGTTTGGGAGACCATGCGTTCCGTCAGTCACTACATAGTGGTAAGGTTAATCTAAGCAAAGGTTCTTTGAACACTGTGATAGTAAACGCTGCAAAGTTGGCTCGTACCTATTATAAAGATGAGTACGATCCGAAAAATCCATCTGCCCCAACATGTTGGTCGCCAGATACGCAAGTCCCATCTCTTGATGTGCCGACAGAACAAAAACAATCTACCCGATGTATGGACTGTCCACAGAACATCAGAGGATCAAGTGACGGCGGTGGTCGCGCTTGTAGGTACTCTCAACGCCTAGCTATCCTTCTGGAAGGGCAGATGGACACAGTATATCAAATACGTTTACCTGCCACCTCTATATTTGGGCGTGCCGTAGATGGTAATATGGGTATGCAAGCTTACGCTAAGTACCTACAGAAACATAAGACTTCATCTATATCTGTTATTACCCAGATGCGTTTTGACACAAACAGTACTGTGCCGAAACTGTTCTTCAGAGCAGTACGTGCTCTTGATGAGCAAGAGCTTCAACAAGCGTTGGAGCAAAAAAGTAGCGATGCTGCAAGCATGGCTACACTACAAGGAAGTCCCAATAGATGGGATGACGAACACAAGTCTCCGTTTACAGCAGTAGACGGTTTTACATATAACAAAGGAGAATACTAATGGCAGAAGCCAGACCTATGCACTTGATTAAAAATGTCGAGGCAATGTATCCACGTTTGGATCAAACTTATAGATACGACAGAAGTATCCCACCAAAAGGTAAGACTGTACCTTGCGGCCCAACGGAAGAAAATGCGAAGTTTGAAATGGACTTCTGCATGACCGAAGCGCAGGCAAAAGAATTATATAAAGCTATGGTAGCTGCATATAAGGAAGAAGCGTCTGCGGACTGGCCTGCTATGCCCAAGCACACAGACGTGTTTGAGGTAGATATGGACGGCAAGTACGTTGGGTCAGTACAACTCAAAGGGCAGTACTCTGGAAAGCTAACAGACCCACCATTGCATGTAGATGCAAAGAACAAAAAGCTACCACCCTCTTTTAAACTTACTCATGGTAGCACTATAAATATTGGTGTGGTTCTTGTGCCTTACAATATGAGTACGCATGGAGTGTCCTTGCGGATCAAAGCGGTACAAGTTTTATCAGTCGCTGAGAAGAAACAATACTCTCCGTTTGAAGCACAAGACGGTTTCTCTGCGGAGGATAGCGATGCTTCATCTGTTTTTGAAGATGCAGTTGATTCTGCACCTGTGGAATCGGATGAGATACCCGAACCGAAGAAGGTCGCCAAAAAGAAAGAAGGAGCTGCTCCTCCTGCTGACGAGGCTGACCTTGCGGCTCTTGTTGAGGATTGGGATGACTAAGAAGGTAAGGGGGAACTTCTTATCCTAACATTAACAAGAGAGTGTCGTGGTGAGGTAGACTTCTATCAAACCTCACCACGATTCATTTTGGAGCAGCAACAATGGAAACAACAAAATTTTTGCAAAGCGTGCTTGGTGACAGCGGTCACTACTGTATGTTTGCAGCAAGAGGTGACAGAAGAGAACAAAAGTTCTACGACACCGTACAAGAAGTTAAAGACGCAGCTTATAAACTAGACGCAGACGGGTTTGACGTTTACTTTGCACTTGCAACTTTTAAAGAGCCGAAAAGCCGAAAGGGCGACAACGCACACGAACTTAAATCTTTATTCTTAGATTTGGATTGCGGACCTTCAAAAGAATATCCTACACAACAAGCAGCAGTCGAGGCGCTACGTAGTTTCTGTAAACGACTCTCTCTACCCAAACCTACGATGATAAATAGCGGGCGAGGTGTACACGTATACTGGGTACTAACCGAAGCGGTTTCGGCTAGCGAGTGGGTAGTATCAGCAGAAAAGTTAAAGAAAGCTTGTGCAGCTAACGGACTTCTTGCAGACCCTGCCGTGACATCAGACGTGGCTCGCATACTACGCGTGCCGAATACGCACAACTATAAGGATAATCCACCTCTGGCAGTGGGCTTGTTTGGTGTAGCTATATCAGAACCTGTTGTGCTGTCTGAGTTTATAGAGAAGCTTGGCGCTACGGATGACACCACTAAGGAGCTAGAGCTTGGCCCAGACGCTTTGCAAGAAGCGCTAAACATGAACAAAGAACATTCTTTTAAACTTATTGTGCAAAAAATAATAGCCAAAAATGGGTGTGCACAATTAGAAGAGATCATGAAAAATCAAGGCAGCATTGACGAACCTTTGTGGAGAGCAGGGTTATCTATTACTAAGTTTTGTAGGGAAGGTGAAAAAGCTGCAATAAGTATATCAGAGAAGCATCCTAGTTTTAGCAGAGAAGTGACGTTAAAGAAGTTTGAAGGTATAGAAGGTCCGTATAGGTGCGAAACGTTTAACGAGTTAAACCCAGGACTATGTGATGACTGTCCCCACAACATCTCTACACCTCTTCTACTAGGTACACGCATAAAGAGCGCAAGTGGACAAAAGGTAGTGTCAGAGAAAGCTGCTAACAGTGCGAGTAATGTAGCTAGAGAATATATAATACCACAATTACCGAAACCGTATTTTAACGGAGAGCATGGTGGTATTTACATGCGAGGCAAAGATCAAAACGGTAACCCCGAAGATGTTTCTATATACAGACACACTATGTATGTGTCTCGCAGACTGTACGATCAGGAAGATGGTGAGCTAATTGTGTTTAGATTGCATCTCCCAAAAGACGGAGTACGAGAATTTACTGCCCCCCTGACTGCTGTGACTTCTAGAGAAGAGTTTCGCAAGTCTATGGCAAAGGAGGGCATAACAGCATCTGGTGGAGAGGTAGGTTTACTTATGGATTATACAAAGAAGTGGATTAGTGAATTGCAACAAACGACGAAAGCAGACGAAGCGCACAGACAATTCGGTTGGGCTGATGATAACATGGATTCTTTTGTGCTAGGGGACAAACTTATTAGGCAGGATAAGATAGAATATAATCCCTCTGCACCTTCTACGGCTAGTTTGTTCCACGCCTTTGGAGAGAAAGGTACAAGAGAACGACACGTAGAAATGTTAAACTTCTACAATAAAGACGGGTGGGAGCTACATCAGTTCAGTGCTTGCGCAGGTTTCGGCTCAGTCCTGATGCCGTTTACTGGTATGAATAGTTTAGCCATACACCTAACAGGAACTTCTGGTGTGGGTAAAACAACTGCACAAATGATGGGGTTAGCTGCGTGGGGTGATCCTTGGGATATCATGTGCCGTCGAGAAGATACTCACAATTCTAGGATGAACAGGGGCGAGATGTTAAAAAACATACCTCTTGTGTCGGATGAGATGACTGAAATAACACCTCAAGAAGCATCAGAATATTTATATCAAATGACTGGTGGTAGGCAGAAAAACAGGATGTCACAATCAGGCAATGCAGAAAGGTATCGCGGCAAACCGTGGGAGTTGCTAGCTATGAGTTCTGCTAACTCTAGTATGTGGGATATTGCATCCTCACACAAAGCAAACTCTGAGGCAGAGCTACTACGCCTGTTTGAAATAGCTGTTCCAGAAATGGTTGTAGGACCAGAAGCAAAAAGAATAACAGACATATTGTTTGAAGATGTACGGAAGAACTATGGTCTGCTTGGTGTAGAGTTTATACAATACATAATGAAGAACAAAGAGAACACCAAAGAGAATATACAAAAGCTACGCAAACGCTTGGATGAAGCCGCAGATCTAAGTTCAAAACATAGGTTCTGGTCAGCAGGCATAGCTGCTACGCTTACTGCATGTTCGATACTGAACAAACTAGGCATAGCGGAATACAATATAAACAAGTTGTTCGATTGGGCTGTAAGGCAAGTCATTCTGGCTAAAGTTAGATTGGGAGAAGCTAAGTCCTCAACATCAGAACTTTTAAACAGCTACATAGCGGAGAAGTGGAACAACATACTTTGGATAGATAGCACCGATGACGGCAGGATTTCTGGGGATACAAGTACTATCTTTGAAACAAAGCTTGCAGACAAAGATCCAAGAAGCTTTATTGTAGCGCGGTATGAACCTGATCTTGAAAAGCTGTATCTGTCTCCTGCACCGCTAAAAGAATGGTGTGTTAAAAGTCAGATAAACTTCACCAAGTTTATAGATGATCTGAAGAAAAGATATTACGCAGAGAATAAAAACGTGCGTCTATTCAAAGGCACTAGCATGGGCAAGATACCTGCTGTGAAGCTGTGGGTTCTAAACTTTACCTTGGAAAAAGCAAATGACAGCTCTGAAGAAGGATGAATTAGATCCAGATGGACTGTGCATAACTGTAAATTGGGATGCAATGGACGTAGGTTGGTCGTTCTTTCTTCCTTGTCTTGATGTAGAAAAAGCACAGAAACAAGTAAAAGACATAGAAAAATTAAAAAATTGGAAGTTTAAGACTCAAACTTGCGTCGAAAACAAAAAATTAGGTTTACGTGTGTGGAGAACTATGTGATATACTATACCTGACAACGTCCTCCAGATGTTGTTCTCCATTGTTATACTGACCCCTACATCTTGTGGGGGTCTTTTTTTAGAAGAGCATACTTACATCATCACCATAGTCTTCTAGATAGCCAACGTACCGATCACGTAATCTAGAATTATAAGTTATACCACGATACTTCTTCTCTTTATCTGACAACCTCTTTTTACGTGATCTGGTTATCGTATCCGTAGTGATCGGGTATTGTGGATGATCTTGGTTATATTCTTGCATTCGCTGTGCTATTTTATTTAATTGGTCTTGATCCCCATCAAAGTATGCTTTGAAGTACTTTCTTAGAAGTTTACTTCTGCGAGTTATAACAGCACGCTCTGCACCCTTTGCATCTGCGTTTAATTCTAATGTTCTAGAGTAAGCAGCAGGACTGAACCCAAATGCCTGCACCGCCACATGTGCAGGGTGTATGTCGCCTATGATCTTATCCCCTGCTACGTTTTCAATGCCCTCATCGTTGTAGTATCGTAATGACTTCATACCATTCTTTATTGCGGCAGGGGCAGCAGCCTCAAACGCACGATAGAACTCTCCTTGACCCATCAGCTTGGCTGCACGTTCTGTGTTGAGGTAAACCCCTACAAGCGGCCCACCTAGAGTTTCGATATACTGATAGAGTAGGGGCATGTCACTTTTGACGAGTGTATCCCTGAATAAAAACTCACCAAGCCCAACACGTGTAGCCACGTTTACACCTGTGAGGTAGTTTACCCCGCCGCGATACGGACCTTCACCTAAATACATACGGACTATGCTATCAAGATCATCTCCTTCAACGTCGTCGTCATCAGCAAAAAGATCGTGCAGCATGGCGACTGTGCCATACAAGGGCATGCCTGCTACGCCTGCTAGTGCACCTGCGGAGCCGTATATACCTGCCAACTGAAACATAGCCATTCGTTTGGCTTGAGGAGATTGACCTGCTAACGCCTCTCTTGATAGCTTGTGCAATAGCGATAGCATTGTAACGCCGTACTTTTTATACATAAATATAACACGACCCAGACTGTTTTGCGCGAGTCTTGGCGTTGCGTTTGCTGCTAGGCCACCGTTCATTGACTCAGCATCCTTTACGGCTTCTGCCGCTGCTTCTCTACGCATTATAGGGTCAGCACGTTCCGCTGCACTCATCTTATCTAACGCTAATTTGTAAGAGG